ATTTGTCATGGAGAGTGCAGGATGCTCTTGTGGATGCTTATTTTGCGGTAAAGAATCAGCAACAAACCACAGCAATCGAGGAAAAGCCGACATTAGAGTTTGAAACAGACTGGTTCTGCATCAACCGTGGCAAAATCAATTACATCTGCCGTTGCTACGACATTACATCAAAGGAATATATGCACCACCTACTTGAAGTTTTGGGAAGAACGTATAATTTTGATGAAGCAAAGAGAATTTACTGCGCAACGACAGGAAACTGGAAATGCAGAAATTCCGAAGTAATCACATACTTCCCACAGCTTTCAGACCTTGCATCTAAAATTCTTAAGAAAGACTTAGAGGACTGCACAAAAGAAGAGACCCCATAACAGGGGTCTTTTCTATGCCATTATTTCCATGTATCCGCTTATCAATTCATCAGCCAACGCAAACACTTCTCTTCCGTAGGTAGCCAAAAAGTCGGCAACAATTTCTTCTGTCTGAATATCCATAGTCAAATTGTAGGACAGGCAGAACGCATGGCACAATTCATGGCACAGCACACGATCATAGAAATTACCGTGAATCATATTTGATATGTAAATATCTCTTGTGTTTCTATCAGTCATGCCAAACGTATATGTACCGTCAGAACGCATCAGCATAGGGCTGTGACTGCTTACACGGTTTAAATTCCAGTCCATTCCATTTATCGTGAACAACTTACCACCTCCAACATAAAAGGGGCTAAATAAGCCCCTTAAGTGTTTTACCCGATTTTTGTTACCAGCGCAGACAGCTTGTTTCGCAGTACCGTCTTTTCTTCCGGTGTTGCATCGTTTATGATCTCCGTCATGTCGTTTGCAAGTTCGGTCATGTAGGTATTCAGGTCACGAACTTTTGCTTCTTTGTCCTGCTGTGTATTCGCCTTATGCAGTTCCTTATTTTCCATATAGGTTCTGCGGCTCATGCCACTTCTGCCCTCTCTTGCATCACGCATACTGGATGCAGAAGTTTCCGTGTAGTACATACGCCCCATGTCTCTGTCCATGTCACGGTGATACATTTCCGGGGTCATGTGGTAATAGGGTGGCTCTTCATACCCTCTGCGGTAGGTTCCACGACCTTTAGGTGCAAATCTGCCGTCAGCATAGCGGTAATGGTCATAAAAACGTTTACCACCGTCACCGTAACGATCAAACATTTCCATGTTTTCGTCCGGGTCATATTCCTGCATGGTTTTTGTCAGCTCACGGTAGTACATGGCTTCGGACAAGTCTTTCATCATGTCGATGACCTTTTCCATTTCGCAAGTGTCTACATGGTCGATGCCCTTGTCAAACTGCGTTTTAGCGCATTCAGAAAGTTTTTCAATCATTTCATGCATTCTTTTAACATCCATGATTTCCACCTCCTACGCTTCACGAACTGCAATCAAATTGCTGTTCTGCACTTCAATAGCTTGCGTAGAAGTGTTCTGAACGGCTACCGTACTGCAACATCCACGAGGAACATCAATGTAAGCCTGTGCAGAAACGTTGAAAAAGGTCTCTGCGGCTGCCGGAGTTACAATCATTCTTGTGGACTGTAAAGGTTCCCCGTCTACTGCCAGCGCAAGAGAGATTTCCCCAACAGTTCCACCCGTGGGAATCTGAATGTTGCCGGAATAACTTACAAGGAATCTTGCACGACACTGATTAGTGATACCTCTTAACTTCACAATTCCGGATCCCTCTCTATGATTGATACAGTTACTTCCATTTACGGCAGTTTCGGTAAAAGCAACGTCTGCTCCTGCTGCCACAGTCTGTAATGCTACTGCTGTATATTCAGCCATAATAAAAATACCTCTCTTTCAAAATCAAAGGGGCAAACCATATAGTCTGCCCCATGTTGTCAGTAATTCTGCATAGCAGACATAACCTTAAGGTTAAGTTACTCGATATGCAGTTTTAGCATCCGCAACCAGTGTTGCAACCGCATCCGTAATATACATTAGGGTTGGGAACCTGGTATGCAGGAATGGGTGTAGGGTTCACAGCGTTAATGATCTGCTGTGTCTGTGCACTCATGGCAGTAGTCAGAAGAGCATTCTGACGATCCTGAGAAGCGGCTCTGCGCAGATCGTTGTTCTCTGCCTGCAGAGTAGCGATCTTATCCTGGCATAAGTAGTCAAGGATTGCTCTTGTACCTGCATTCTGGCTGTCGATAATGTCACGAGTGTTGTTATTCATGGTGTTCTGCAATGCGCAAGTATTCGTTGCCATATTGTAGTTTACACCCTGGATAGCTTCACGGGTGTCGCAGCAACATTGTGCTAACTGTGCCTGTAAAGCGTTAGCATTCTGCATTCCTGCTACGGTGTCGGCATTGATAGCCTGTTGGATGCCATAGCCAGTCTGTAAAATGTTGGTATTTACGCCATTAAATCCGGTAAGCATACCGTTGTTTACAGCGTAGAATCCGTCACACAGACCGTTGTTGATTCCGTCCAGTTTACCGATGATAGACTGGGTGTCGAACCCTCTTTGCAATGCAGAATCGGTGTAGTAACTGGAATTAGAGCCATTACCGCCCCATCCATTACCGCCCCATCCGCCAAAAGCGAAGAAAAGGACGAAAATAATAATCCACCATGCTCCATCGTCACCCCATGCACCGTTGTTTCCATATCCGCTGTTGGCAGGCATAACAGGCATGGTAAAGGGAGTATTGTTACTCTCAAACATAATTTTTACCTCCATATAAGATTTTTTATACTTAATCTTGCAAGAATTTAGTATCTACTTCATAGGAAACTGACGCTTGAATTTTTCAAATTCGGAATCAAAATCTATGCCACGTTCCTTGGCAATATTTCTACCAAAATTTTCAACACCTAATATGTCACCTTTTTGCGCCATTCCCATTACATTTCTAATCATGGGATTCTGCATCATCTGACTATTTCCCATAATCCCTTGAATTATTTGCCGTGGATTTCCAATCCCTTTAGGCATCTGCATATGGTTCATCATATTCATTCAGCATCTTCCTTTCTTTGTGCCTGTGAAGTTTTTCTTTGCGATTGCGAAGATTTCAACTGCTCAATCTTTTGCTCCAGTTCATCAAAACGCTTCATAAATACCGCTGTGGCTTCGTCTGATAGGTCAAATTTCGTCTTTTCTGTTTCTGACGGTAAATTGTTAGGGTCTGCATCTAAAACAGGCTTATAGAGCCTTGTATAAATTTTCCCATCTGCTCCCCATGATTTAGCATAGATCTCTGACATATCCTGTTTAGGGAAAAATGCCGTATTGCCATCCATAGGAACCTCATTCGGTGCTATGCATTCCTGCGCTGGAACAATTCGACCGTACATCTGTACTGCGTTTTGTTGTGGCTGTTGCATAAATTGCTGTGACTGAAATTGTTCCTGCTGTGGCATAAACTGTCCGTACATAGGTGTCCTATACTGCGGATTGAAATAGTTCGGATTCATAATAGGCTGTGGCATGGCTATTCTCCTTTTCTTCCATTAATTCTATCTGTTTCGCAATTTCCACTTCATCAAGTGTCTGATATGTCGGTTTGTTCAAAAGTCCCAACGGACTGAAATTCATAAGCATTGCCAAGTTCTCCTATAACTTCCTCTGTGGCATGGACTACGATTGATTGATATTTAAGCGGAACACTTCCCATCTGTTCTTTACTAAAAATACGTTCCAGTGCTTCATCTGAAAATCTGAATTTTGCCATAAGGTCATTCCTCCTTATGCTTAAATTTTGGCATAAAAAAAGAAAAGAAAATTTCCATTTTCTTCTCATAATTTTCTCATTGGCATAAGGCTTTTCTACGTACCAATTACGTACCAATTTTTGTTATTTTATATAGATTTATAAAGAATTACGTTAATGTAAAAATATTGCAGAATGCCGTAAATATAAGTATTTGTAGGCATATAACGCATTATGTTAATATACGTTAAAAATGGCTTTTAATTACGATACC